TTTTCCAAGAGTTTAACGGACGACCTTGAGGCCTCCTCCCCATTTTTTTCGAAGAGCACATCGTCAAAAATTTTTATGCGTCAGATTGGCTTATTTTAACGATTGGAACTAGGTCACCATTCTCGTCAAAGGTAACATCCTTCCTTAAAGCTTTGAGATTATGCTCTCGATTATGACAATCAATGCATAATAGCTCTAAGTTCTCATCGTTATAAGCTACTGAGTCGTCAGTGTAGTTATCATTAGTTAGATATTCTTTATGATGGACAATCCCTTTCAGTCTCTTCTCTTTGGGAATCCATTGGCTGATACCATCAACATAGACCGGCCTCGAACATCTAGCACAGAGACAGCCCTGCCTTAAGCAAACGCTAAGCCTTACCCTCTTCCACGCTTTGCTCTTGTAAACATCCGTCTTCATCTTTCTTTTTTCTTCTCGTACGCTTGACGGCTTTCTCTGTTCTCTCTTCCAGCATTGCCTCCTCGATGTATGGCTCGATTAATCCTTTGCCTAGAAATCCGTTAGCTTTGTCTTTAGCTAATTCAACGACTTCGCCGACTTTACGAGTACGGCCTAAATCCATATATCTTTTTTTCACAATATACTTCATTCAATACCTCCATATGTTTCGAGGATATCGTCCACAATCCTCTCGACTTCTTCATCTACTTCTTTCTGATTGATATGAAATGTCTTCATCAGTTCAAGATTCATCAGATGAGTATTAGCGATATGATTAAGCACATTCTCCCTCTCTCCTTGAATCCTGTCCGTAGTAATGTAGTAATTAATTGCTCTGTTTGTTTTAGTCCTCAGTTCTTTATTCATTTAGAAAAACCTATCTATATCTTTCTGTGTTGCTTTCCTTGTGTCGCTCTTTTCAGCATCGCCGACTGAACTCAGCAATATATTTACCAGCGAAACGAAGTTCATGCTTTTCATGTCTTCGATACTGATGTTAAGCCTTCGAGCTAGAGCAACAACTTCATAAATGCTCAACGGATTAGAGTCCGGAGTTTTGCTGGTCCTCAGAAATTCGCCCTTGAAAAATGGACATAGCTAATGCTAGAACTTCATTCACCCAAGTTCCCTCCAATGATTCAAGGCTTTTCATCCAGTCCACTTTTGAGCCGATTGAACTATCGTACTCTGATGCCATTACATAGGCCATGTCTAGAGCACAGCCGATTATATTAGAGAATCCTTTATAATTGATTTCTCCGTTTTCGCCGACCTGCTCCTCCATTAGACCGATATCGTTAATCAGTTCCCTTCCGGTCTGTTCTTTGTAAGCTAGCAAAGTATAAGCCGATGACTTCATAGTGAAGTCCTTACCGCCGATTTTAATTGTCTTATTCATAATACTGGTATTCTACAATACCATTATCCCTCCTTTATTACTGACTTTTTATGACAGAATCCACTAATTCGAGCCCTGTCTTATGCTTCCGGAATATCGCTCTAACATCATAATTCATGTCTTTAGCAATGCGTTCGAATTTCATCATCTTAATATATCGCTTGTAAAGAATAGTCTTTATTTCGCCATCACTTATCTGATTAATAACCTTTAAGACTTCAGCCAATCTGTCAGCCTCGATTCTCTGAAACCCAATTAACTGCTCAAGCAGTTCATGATAGCGATTCCCATAAATATCTAGCTTCGACTTTGAACTGATTTGAGTCGTACCGATTTTATCGAATTTAGGACTAGAAGCTCCCATCTTAGCCTCGATTACTTCAATCTCGTCCTTGATTACTTGAGAAGCTAGAAGACTATTGCGATATCCTTGAAGGAATTCCTTTGCTGTCATTCATAGAAAGGCAGTTCCTCGTTTTCGATTATGACTTCTTTATTCTCTTCTGCCTTTTTCCAGTCGCTGAGAATGGTCACCTCATCGGCATTGATTTGCATCTGATTGCGATGATTACCGGCTTTATCTTCGTACTCTCTCATAGTCAGACGGCCCTCGATTGCGACCATAGTTCCCTTCTTTGCATTTCGGTCTAAGAATTCAGCTTGATTATCCCAAACATTCACATAAAACCATTCTGTCTCCTCTTTGCTTTTCCGGACAGCTACCGAAATCTGCGCGACTTTATGATTGCCTGCGACCTTAATCTCGATATCCTTGCCTAAGCGACCGATTAATCGAACATTATTGTTAATCATTTTCCCTCCTGTAGTGATTTCCACCAAGCAAGACACCTCTGTATCAAACGAAAGACTAGAAATATAAAGACATAAAGGAGCAATTTTGAGATGTCCTGCTTGCAGAGAATCACTAATCTAGATAGCTACGGATATATCTTTTAATAAATTCCTCCCTTGTATGATTCTCTTCATATTTTTTCTGAGCTATCATCTTAAGCATCAGATTAAGCTTCTTGTCTTGGTGAACTGAATAGCTCTGACCGGTATGCCAGTCGAAACGAAGCCAAACCCATAGACCATCCTCTTCAGCATATTTCTTTTGAGGATTTCCAAAAAAGATATGGTGCTTTTGCAGTCCTTGAGTCGCTCCGGTTATATAGCACTTCTTTTCCTTGCTTAGAATAGACTTCGCCAATATTCAACCTCCAGTCCTACCTCTGAAGCCATCGCAAGAAGCACATCGATAAGCTTAGACATTTCTTCGCTGGTGAAGTTACTAGAACCGATATAGACTTTATATTGATTCGCTTCTTTACCATTGACATCGATTTTATTCACCAGCTCGACAGCTCTGAAATTCATGCGAAGGTCTTCGAGCTTTACTTTAGGCTCAGCTAGGATATAAGCGTATTTCACATTAGCTTTAGTCAGAGCTTGGCAATAGATTGCCATTTCATCAGATTCTCCCATAGCTTCAGCTATTTCTTTAATCAGAGCCCACATATAGCTATTTTGCAAAATAGACCTTTTAGGCTTTACTTCTCTGACTTCGATGCCGTAATCCTTTGCCTCTAATAACTTAGCTTGTTCTTTGTAGAATCCACTCTCAACAGCGAACTGGACTATCATGTTTTTATCTTTGTCGTAATAGTAATCTTTAAATCGAGCAATCAGCTTCATATCGTTTCAATAGCTCCAAACATTCGGCCTTAGTTTTCGGCTTTATTTCGACAAGCTTAGCCTCTTTCCCTTTTGGTAACCAAATGCAATAACCACAATCAGCATTATTTTTGCCATCAGCTAGATAATAGAGGGCAATCTGCCACTCTAAGCTAGGCCTGTGCAGTTTAGATGTGGTCTTTATATCGTAGATATAGCCATCTTCATCCATCAAATCGAACCGACCTGCATACCGGTCTTCGAAGGCTACCATCGTCTCCACCTTTGTAAATTTAATCCCATCCGTTACCATGACGAACCCAGCTAGCGCATTTATCGACTCCTCCAGCAGTTTCTCATCAACTACTTTCTGCCCATATCCTAATAAATAGTTTTGTATAACTTCATGTATATGCGTTCCGTAGTTCGCTTTCTGCTCAAGAATGCGAGCCGGTACATTCTTGTATATGTTACCGGTCGCATAGTTCACTAATTGCGTCACAGACGGCTTAATTTGGCCTTTATAGGTATATTTATGGCCTTCATCGATATATTCCCAGTCAGTCATCGCGTCTGTAGAACTTCTCCCTGCTCATATCTATGCATTTGTCATAGCATAGCTGATAGTCAGATTCGTTAATGGTTTCCGCCATCTTCAGAATGCTGTCCTCGTCACCATAGACCTTTGACAATCTCGTAATGATTGCCTGCATAACTGACAAAGACATACCGATAGAGCCTTTTTCATCTTTAGCTAAAGCACTCTGCAATTCTGACACCTCTAAAAGAAGGCTTTTGATTTCTCGCTCCTTACCGAGCCATTTAGTAATGAATTGATAATCGCTATGTGTCAGTTTCATTTATCTGTCCCCATCCTTAAAATCAGCTTAGAAGCTTCTAATTTAGTAAGACCATCAATATCTTTATTTAGCTCTCGAAGGTATGAAATACTATCGGCATTTAATTCATGTTTTTCGATAAATTGCTTCTGTTTTTTTGTAATCATCTCGACCTTTTCGGTTTTCTCTTCTAGAGGCTCTTTAAATTCGTCAGCCTCAGCTTCTGAATAAATACCGGTATATGCTAGCTTTGACTTTTTTAATACGACTCTGTCGAATGTTCGCTTTAACAACATTGCAAACGGATAGACATTTTTTAGATTAGCGTTAGAAATCTCGCCGACCTCATATAGACTGCATTCTTTATAAACCTGTTTAAGACCGACCTGCCCATTAAACTCGAACGGAATCGGCTCGCTCAGACATTCAGCTCTGAAACCATTGCCCTGTTCGGTTAATTTGTCATTAATCTTAAGACAGCCATTATGACTAATAATCAGACCGGTATAGGCGACTTTTCCTCCTTTAGTCTTATTCATAAGAATCCAAAAGTCTCCTTCAGTCAGACCATAGTCTCCTTTAATCATTTCCAGCGCTTTAGCTTTACTCTCTTGATATTTTGGCGTCTGCCATACTTCAAGCTTTTCGCCATTGATATACTCGAATTCTTTTTCATTAAACATTATTTAATTTCCTCACTTTGTACCGGAATGAACCTCTATAGATATAATTTTTGATTGTGTTATATTTCAGCTCTTTCCCTGCCCATTTATTAATCTGTCTTACACATTCGTCATAATTGCCGATAATGGTCTGATTAAGGAGCTTATCATGTACTTCGTAAATAGTTTCTACCCATTCGCGCTCCACTCTTTCGTATCTCACTCGGCGATTTGGATAAGCCTTATTAAGCTGGCCGATTGTATTGGGATATGATTGACTCCAGCCCATAATTTCAGCTACTTTCCTACCAATACCTTCAGCTAGAAGCTCGTTAGTATTTGCATCATATACTCGATAGATATATGCTCCATGTTTTTTACTCATTCCCATCAGACTTCTACCTTGTACCTTTGTATTACATCGAATCTGTCGACAGAGCCGTACCAGTAATTTATGAAATTATACTTATCCAGCTCTCTGCCTAGAGCTTTCTCCATCATCTTTCTGCATTCCTCTTTAGAGCCGATTACTTTCTCGCCGGTCTGCTTATCTGTTACTTCATAGAAGTATGGAATCCAATAGCGTTCTACTCTTTCCCATTTAGGAACAATATTAGGATGGCGCTTAGCATAGTAAATAACATTGCAATAGTGATTTATTTCTCTTTGCATCTTGCGACAGCATTCGGTCTGATTGCCTTGAACCAATAACTCGCCGGTATCCACATCGAAGACTTTATAGAACCAAAAGCCATCCGTTAGTCTTTTATGCTTGCTCATCTTCTTTCCTTTCCCCTCGCGAGCAATAATCATCGGCTCTACTAAGCCAGTATGATATTGTAGGTGTTGTCACCAGTTCACAGAATCGCCTCCCTGTCAGCTTATGCTCTTTCCAATACTTGCAATCCTTACACCTTATAACCGGCTCGGCATCTATTGTTTCGGCTCTATCAATCAGATATTTAGGTATTATTTCAGCCTCGTAGTTATAGCCATATTTAATAGGGAAGAAAATCAATTCATCAGCATCAATCAGTCTCATCTTCGTCTCCTATAATCTTGTTTACGCAATCATTCCAGCCTCGTACATATTCATCGGCTTCCGGTTTAACTGATATTAACCATGTTGGCGCTTCTTTTAACGGACAGAATTGAACCCAATCATCGCCCTCGTATTCAGCCACATAACAATCACCTTGATAATTTAGAGCGCATTCTTGACAATTTTTAGGCATGTCAATAACCAATATCGCTTTATTCATCTTCATCGTCCTCTAAAAACTGGTCCAGTTTATTCGTACAGCTATTAACTCCGTCATGATATCCATGCGTATAAGCATTCCGGTAATCGTCTTTAATTCTTAACGATGCACCGAACAGCATGCCGAAGAAGAAAGCCAAAGCTATAGCTATAAATGACCTCATTCTTCAATCCTCAAAACCATCGCCGGAATGATGGCCGTCAAACCAATTAAGATACTGATGCCGAGCTCGGTCCAATTATTTGACGAGCTGACAGCCATACCTCCAAAAAATATCGCCATAATGTAATACATTTGTAATACAAATTTAATCGGTCTTTTTAGTCTTCTTTTCATGTAATATCGCTCCTTTATTTAGTAGAATGTCCTTGAGGACCTTAATGATTTCGTCTGCTTTCAATCCTTGCGATGACATCCTTAATGTCCTCTTTTTCTTCTTCTTCAGTTATTGCCGGCTTAATAGTCGGCTTATTCTTAAGCTCATAAATGTCCTGCCAGCAATGGTCTATCGATTGGTTTAAGATAGCTATCTTCTCATCGTCAGATTTAGCCATCTCATCAAGCTTCTTGATTAATCGATTCATGGCGTTATTGGTCAGAGGCTTTTTAATAGATTTCCTCATCTCCTTAAACTCTTTGAGAGCTGACTGGAGGCCATCAGATTCCTTTAGATTATTACTTCTTGTATTATTCTCTTCTTGTATTATTTGCTGGAAGTTTTCTTCTATACCGGTATGGAAGTTTTCTTCTATACCCTCTAGAAGTTTTCTTCTATACCCTATGAAGATTTTTCTCTTCGAATTGCTTCGGTCAGTGTTATCGATTTCGACTCTGATATATTCCTTCTCGGCCAAATGTGACACCCATTCGCTGACGCTTCTAGCTGATACTCCATATAATTCGCTAAAGTACTGATTCGAGGCCCAGCAATATCCATATCGGTCTGCTAGAGCTGTAATCTCTGAATACAATAGTTTTTCGTTAGCTTTTAGTTCTTTGTCATATCTGACATCCGCCGTCAGAATCGAGTAATAACTAGGTCTATCGTTCATCTTCATATGCTTTAAAAATCTCACCGAAGTAATTCATCTGATTATGAAGACCGACCTTTTTCATGATTCTAAAATCATATGCTATCTGCTTCTTATGATTCTTTAGTCGTCTGTTTAGGAAATCCTTGACCTCTTCCTTAGATGCGATTTTATAACCTCCGTCTTTGTGGACGATTGTCATCGGCATCTCGTCATTAATCTCATGGATATCCTTTCTGATTAACCGGAAAGCTGTAGAGTTAGCTTTCGAGCTTCTCTCGATGTGACGCTGGTAGTCAAATGGTAATTCCCTAGCAATTTGCTCCTGCGTAACTGGATAGTCTTTGCGCTTTAAGTAGTTATAAAGCTTTTCCTGTCTTTCGTTCATTATTGCTCCTTTCTTTTTCATTCTGTCAAAGTGAATCTTAAAAAAAATTAGACGATTAAATCGCTCGGTTTTACACCAAACTCCTCGCAGATTTTAGCTAAAACACTTGCAGAGATTTTAATGCGTTTTTTTTCGATTTGATTGTAGTATTGTCTCGTAATGCCCAACCTTGTAGCCATTTGCGTCTGATTGTAGTCATACATCGCTCTCAATACTTTTAATGTTTTCTTCTCCATATACCTCCTCTCTTTTTTCAATTTGTCTAATACCATTCTAGTACTATCTTTTCAATCTGTCAAATTTATTCGTTTTTTTTGTATTTTGCAATCTGTCAACATTTAAATATAATATTAAAAGGGAGGGATTATGAAACCGATTAACGAGTATGATTTGATTATTGGCGAAAAAATCAAAGAGGAAAGAGTTAAAAGAAAGATGTCCTTAGCTGAAGCTGGCAAAGTTTTCGGCGTTTCATTATATGCAATATGTAACTATGAAAAAGGTAAGCGAGGAATGAGCGCAGAGATGCTTTTTAATATGCTGAATTATTACGAAATCGATGCGGATGCCTTTGTCCAAGAAGTTATAAATGAGGCTAAAAGAAGACGAGCATGAAGGCTGTTCTATATACTAGAGTCTCCACTGACGAGCAAGCTCTGAAAGGCTACTCTCTTGATGCTCAAATGTCATCGCTAGAAGAATATGCAGACTCTCACAGCTACGAAATTGTCGGCCGTTATGTAGATGATGGCTATTCCGGAGGAAGCCTAGAAAGGCCTAATCTTCAGAAATTACTGCATGACCTTGCCGAACTGAAGCCGGATGTCATCCTTTTCGTCAAGCTCGACAGATGGAGCAGGTCTGTAGCAAACTATTACGAGCTGGATAAAATTCTTCAAAAGAATGGCGTTTCATGGACGGCCACCGAAGAAGATTATGAGACCATTTCAGCATCCGGACGCTTTAAAGTTAATATCATGCTCTCGGTCGCAGAAAATGAGAGACAGCGCACCAGTGAAAGAGTCAAGGCCGTTATAGAATACAAAGCTAAAAACGGATATTATCATTCGAGAAAGACACCAGTAGGCTATAAGGCCGTTAAAGAAGCTGATGGCATCAAGGTCTATATCGATAACAGAGAGCTTCTCGATTATATTACCTCTTTGTTTCTGCAAGCTTATACCATCGAGCAGGTAAGACACATGACTAATGAGAGATTTAAAATAAGCCTCTCTCACAGACAAATCGATACGCTGATACATTCTCCACTACTCTTTGGAAAATACCGAGAGAATGACTCTTTTTGCGAGCCTGTGATAACTAGAGACCAGTTCGAGCAGATACAGAACAATCTTAGAAGATTCGCATATTCAAGGCCAAACAAAAGAGATTATATTTTCCAGTCGCTTATCAGATGTCCGGTCTGTAATGGTCTGATGACCGGAGTACTATCGAGAAATAACAAATATTATCGCTGTTCATCGCATTATACTCGTCATACATGCACTAATGCCCAAATGGTGAACGAGAAAAAGCTCGAGACCGAACTTATCTCTAAGCTTAGAACTGAGATGCAGGAATATGTCTTTTCGGTCCGCCAAATGAATCAGCCTAAAAAAGATATCGGCCCAATTAAAGCAAAGATGGACCGATTAAATGATTTATATATAGATGGCTCAATATCAAAGGATAAGCATGATGTAAGACTTGCAAAGCTCCAGCAAGAGCTTAAGGAAGCTATCGACTTTAATGAGCAGAACGATATAGCTGAGAATATGGACACCTACCTAGATGTTGATTTCGAGACTATATACAAGTCACTCACACCAAAAGAAAAAGGCCTCTTTTGGAAGAGACTGATAAATTACATCGTAGACGGCGAAGTGATGTACTCTACTTCTCGAACATCTGTTTATGCATTCATGTACATCAAAAGCTGTAATAAATGACGAGCTCCGGAACTACCTCAAATAAATTTATGTTGACATATCCATATGGCTATATTATAATGAAGAGGGTCATGGTAGTACGCATGACTTCAGAAAGGAGTTCTTTGAAATCATGAAAGCAGGATTAAAATCGGTCTACTCCGTAGAACTGACAGACGGCAATTCGTTAGAAGTTACCTTCGAATCAGTCGAGAGCAAAGCGTTCTCGTATGGAAACAGAACCTCCGTCTTTATGTCATCTGACAAGATGGAACAAAAAAGATGCTTCGATACTCGCTATTATGTCGGTACATTTGACGATTGTTGTAAGGATATCATCAGTGACCACTTTGGCGATTTAGTCAAAAGCATCTCCAAACTGAGCTAAAGCTCATCTGGTGAGGCGATAACACCACAACACCATTCTAACATTAAAGGAGCAAATAAATGCAATTTAACTACACTAACGGAAAGAAACCGAAATACAAAGTTAGCATCTATTCATTCAATATGAATGATGCCACAATCTTCAACGAGGACGGCTTTGAATCAGCAAGAAAACTATTCGCTGAGTACATCGCAAAATACGGCGATACAGGAGTAGTCATTAGGATGGATAATCTTGAAAAAGACATCGATGACTACGAGAGGAAAATTGGATATTACTATCTGCCAAGCAATGAATAACTAACCCTCTAGTGAAGCGATAACACTTACAACACCACTTTAAAGGAGACAAGACAATGGAATGGTACGAAAAGGAAGAAAGATGGGAGAAAAATCTAAAACAGGGAAAAGTCGCAGAAGATATATGGAAATATATCCCCAAAAAAATCGAGCATGCTGTCGATGACGCTTTCACTAACTCAGCAGGCTATTGGATTTATTTAAAAGATGGATTCAGAGCCTACGATGGTGCGGAAGATTGTGGTCTAATACATGAGTATTTAATATCAGACCTTAAAGATGCTATTAAAACAATAAAGGAGTACAAAAAATGACAGAGAAACAATGGATTAATTTAAAAGACGGAGATATCGTCCACAATGCCACAGACGGAGATATGGAAGTCGTTTGGTATGACTGGTATGGAGAGGGCAGGGAAGAGCTATGCTTTAAGACAGAAAAAAGCATCTTTCTAGGCTCACAATTCGACCCAAATGACTGGGAGCTTAAAAAAATCGAGTAAAGCTTTGAATTGGAGGAACGCTGATGGCAATGACCAAGTCACAGCTCGCATCTCAGAGCCGATATAAAAAGAAGACGCAGAAGAACTTTCTACTGACATATCATAAGGTATATGACGCCGATGTCATCGATATGATTGAGAAACATGAATCTAAGTCTGATTATATCCGGCAATTAGTTAGAGCTGACATAAACAAAAAAGAGGATTAGTCCTCTTTTCTTTTTGATTGGTGACTCGTAAGGGACTTGAACCCTTGCATACAGGAGTGAGAGTCCTGCGTGTTAACCACTTCACCAACGAGCCAGTAAATACATCATAATATCTTTTTAATTAAAATGCAAAATGTAAAAATTTTCATTAATAAAATCAGTTTCTGCTAATTTTCTTTAATTTGTTGTGTTATAGCCATATGGCTATGTTAAGATAAAGATGGTCAAGGAAATGACCTAAAGGAGAAACAAATGAGACAATACTTAATTAACTATAGACTATACTTCTCTGATAAGACTCGCTCAATGATAGTTTATGACAAAACAAAGGAAGGAGCATATATCAGAGCATTCGATGAGTTAACAGACAAAAATCAGATACCTTTCTCGATTTGGGTAGAAGGATACATCAATAGGAACGGAGATATTCATTACTTCAATACTTGGGAAGGAAGACCATACTAAACAAAGGAGGAAATATCGAATCAGTTAAATGGTTAATCGACCGAGAACTCAGTAAGTAAATTAAACCAAATAGTGAAGCGATAACACTTACAACACTACTCAAAGGAGAATGAAATGAAAAAAGAATACTTAATCAGAGAACAGCTAAATCAAGAATACAAATATCTATCATCGGTTTTCCGCGAAAAATGTGCAGAAACATTAAAAACAAACAGCGAGAAAAAGCTCGAGAAATTAAGCAAGGAGATTCTTGAGCTCGACCATAGACGCGAAGCTATGAAGCAGGCGCTGGACATGTATGATGAGCTATATATGGGATAAAAAAGGAGAATAAGATGGAGAGAACACTAGACAGGAAAGAAATAGGCTACCAAAAGCTTCAGATTGTAGCCAACGAATTAGAACAACAGAGCCCAAATGGATTAAAGTATGTAGTCGGCGATTGTTATCTAGATTACGGACAGAGCTGGATGTGGACAACGATTATCAGTCGCGGAGAATGGGAATACCAAGTTTTAAACCCAAAGCAATGGAAAGATATCATGCTAGCCGATTCATTCTCAGAGCTATATAAGATTGTTGACGAGATTCGTAACGGAAAGTTTTTCCTAGATAAATAAAAAAAGAGCCACCCAAACGGATGGCCTTTTTTTAAAGCAAAACCTTAATGTAAATGAACCCTATTAATATTATAGCCTAATTAGATTATCACTTTTCAATTAAGTAGTTTCTCATTTCGTCTCTGCTCTGTTTGAGCTTCTCGACTGAGTTTCCGGTAATAGAATGGTCAATCAAGGAGAGCATGCCCTTCTGAAGAATCTTCTGACCTTGTTCTATTTCAGAGAGCTGTTGGTCATGATGCTCGATTGCTTTTTTATTCTTTCGAACTTGTTCGTTAAGGTCTTCCTTCGGCTTCCTCCATTCCTTGATTGTTTTAATGACATTACCGGCTAGGACCAAGCTGGTGCATATGAACATGGCCACTACCCAAAAACTGCTAAATTCTTCTATATTCGGCATACTGCCCTCCTATATTAATACTCTTATCTCTTTACTCAGATGAGCTTTAAGATGAATCTCCGGAACTACTATCGTAGTAGGCCGGTATCCTTTCTGCTCTGCGTATCCTCCCCAGTTTAGAAAGGCGTTTGTCGTAACCATGTACTGAGTCACTTTTGATATTTTATGATTGGCAAAATTAGAACGATAGTAATCGATTGGGAAAGCCATAGGACGATGGCTGTGTCCTCTGATATAAAGGTCAGCGTCTACGATGCTGGTCATGTCTTCCATTTGATTAGCAGTAGAGCCAGCTCGCTTCCCTCCTCCGCTTCCATGAGTATGATAAATCCCATAGACTTGATGATTGTTTTTTTTGGAGTTCTTGCCTCCGTTCTTGCCAGTCGTCAGAAAGATATAACATCCCTCTCGGTCATATCTAGGTAATATATTCAAATGAGCACATAAGAACTGAGTAATATCGAGGCCATCGCTCTTCATTGAACGGAGCTCATGATTGCCGGAAGTTACTGAGATGATTTTATCCTTAATCGGCTCTAGTAATTCAAGAGCTACCATAATCTGCGCCATTGGGCTAAGCTGAGCTGAATAGGTATCACCTATCGATGAAGTCGTAGCATTATCGACTAAATCGCCGTTTAGAATGGCGTAAGCGTTTGGCGTCTCCTTGATTAAGTTAATGATACGCAATAGCTCTGACTTTGACGAATAAGCATCGCCGATATGCATATCTCCTAAGGGATAGATAATTACCTCATCAGCTTCTGTGCTGGCATCGAACGATATTACCTTCATAATGCTTCCTTAATCGATTTAAGCTTATTCTCGAACGCGTTTTTAACAGAGGCGACCTCTTCATTAGTCTGCTGTAAAGATGCGCTCAGATTGTTTAATTTTGTACTTAATTCTCCCAATTTGTTCATGATTTGGGAGTAATCGCTGTCCTCTTTAGGAAGATAGGTCTCCCAGTCTTCAGAGAATGCAATCCATTTACCTGCCTCGATTTCGAGCCATGTGTATCCGTCAGCGTCTTTACTCGAAAGGACATTATAATACCCTTGAGTCGCTAAACAATAGACTTCTCCCTTTAGACTCGGCGATAGTCGAACCCTAAGGCCGTCTACCTTAATCTCGACTTGATTTACTTTAGTGTTTCTTTCAACATTTGGAATCATTGCCTCAACCACCTCCTCAGATGGATATATGAAACCGGTAAACCTCAATTTAGCGGACCAGTTATATCCGTTCGATTTTAGAAGCTTCTTAGTGTAGAACTCACTGCCGGAAGCATCAGAGCAGGCGCACTGAATATCGCCATTAGGATATATCTTCTGAACAAAACCGACATGGCCATACCCTGCATATTTTCCACTCCCACCGCTCCAAACGGCGACAGCTCCCAGTCTTGCGGTCTTTCCTTTGCTTCCGGACCATGCGCTATAATATGTATTAGCGTTCCCTCTCGGCATGTTTAACTCGTCTTTTTCTAGGCCTTGATATAACCATGCATAATGAACCATTCCGCAACAATTTGGCAAAACATAGCCTGTGCTCTTATTAATTGCTATAGCATGGTCTTTGCCGTTGTACTTATAATTAATAGCCTTTATATCTCTAGTACTTGGCTCTTGGGTTATCGTCTTAAGATTAACCATAGTATTCGGTCTGATGTTCCGGAAGGTCTTCCTTATTAACGCCGTAAATAGCTAGATATTTCTCATATATATCGGTCACATAATTTCTGATTGCGATAGCTATTACTCCCATCGCTTCGAGGAAGCTTACGATACCCTGTAATCCGGAAATGCCAATCCTTTCGAGCCATAGAGGAATAAAGTCCAGTACAATATAGAACATGAACAGAGGAATCAGAAGACAGAAGATATTTTTTAAAATGCCCTCAATGAGCTTCTTGATTTTAAAGCCTTCGGTCTTCGTTCCTTTATAGATGCCCAGTAAAGTGTTGATAATAAAAAGTACGAACAGAATCGCCGTACCCATTACCGCAGTGATTAAGTCATCCTTAATCAAATCATATAAATATATGATATATCCCATATTTCCTCCTTATTTGTATCTAATTTGGTCGATATATAAGTATAAAGTAGTTCCGCCAGTGTCTTGCTTTTGGTCAGATACCCACCAGTTAGTCGGCGCTGTTGATAGTGACATATGGGCCATAATAGTATAATCATCTGCCAAGAAATAGCACTCTGTACCATCTGAGACCATCCATCCTCCAGCCGAGAAAAACATAGCTAGGTCTGTCCAAGCGTGATTATTAGCCCAGCCGAACCGGAACGGATTAATAGAGCTGACTGTGGCCGTAAAATTTCGCTCATCGAATCCGCATCCGTACCAGTTATTGAAGTTACCGGTCGCCGACCATACTGTCGAACTAGAAGCAAAATGAAGAGCTAATCCGTTTGTGATTGGGAACTTTGTTAAAAAACCGCTATTCGTTCCACTATTTGACATCTTAACGACCACGCGAGAGTTAGCAGTTTCTTGAGACACAGAGCTTCCTCCTGCATGCGCTACGACATCAGAAAAAAGGCCGGAGATGGTAGTACTTAAATCGTACTGACTCCATGAGCTTAGGTCTAAACTGGTCTGCCCTCCTTGTGCGTTCTTAATTACTACACCACTAGCCATATCTTTACCTCCTTACGAAAATCGGCAAATTAATAGCCGGTATTTCTTCAGCCATCAGAAGCAGATTCCTATTCGATGATTCAGCACTGACAATCTTAGCAAATTCGACCTCTGCAGATTGCATCTGACTGATGGTCATATTATCCTTGTTTAAAAAGACTATCGGCCTCATGTTTTGATTCATAGCGTAGATAGGAATATTTGCCGTATAGCAGTCATAACTAGCATTATATGTCCAGCTAGATGTCTCTACATTGACAGACCAACCTAGATTATTATTCATGACTGGCCTTAAATCTGAGTTAATAGTGACATCATTGGAGTCGCTAGTATATGAAGCTAGGACTAAGTCTCTGATAGTTCCGCCATTGTTTAAATCCTGCGATACAAACATCGGCACATATGCAAATCGGCCCTCGTATCCTGTTGCCTGCGTTAAATCATAACGAAGTACAATATATCCGGAAGTATTTGGCTCTACCTCCAGCGTCTCGTTTTCAGTGACATTGATTGTCCTGCCCTGTATTACTGCCTGCCCATCGCCAAAAGTGACGATTAAGCCGGTAGTCGTCATCGCCAGCTCATCAGCATAGTCACTGATAATATAGTCAGTCTGAACGACAGAGCCGTATAATAATGCGTCCTGTAATGACGATATTAATGTGCCGTTATCGGCCATCGTTTTAATCATTTAGTTTCCTCCTCCTATCAATGCATTAATCTTGTCCTCTAATCTTTGCCGGACCTTGCCGAAAATCATCGTAATCTGATGAATATCTTCATACTCGATGCCGGTAAGAACCGACTTGTAAACTTCGCCCTTGTAATATATGTCATAATAGTTCCCCAGCCGAATCTGTTTCGTATTATAAACAAAGCCGTCAGTCATAATGACCTGTAGCTCATGGTTATATATTTCAGTCGATAAGTTCGCACTTGCTACATCACTCAGATTATCATCTGAAAATACATACTTAGTTTTAATCAGACTTAGCCGGTCATCAGCTTCATCGTTAATGGTTAAATACTCGCCATTGACATAGTATGTGCCTCTGTAGGTCGTTTTATCGGCGCTGTAGATGATAAGCTTATTCTCTGACGCCGACCTTGACCGAGCAGTTATCTCGATTACTTGATGAACATTATTGCTGAGCTTTGTTCTCGGCGTTTTGCTCGGCTTTAGAATCGTTATCTCCGGCTGTGTCGCGCCAAAATATACCTTAAACTGAAGTACTATATCATATTGGTTATATATGCCAATGAGAAAGTCTTGAAAGTTCACAATAGTTCCGGCATCCTTTTCTTCTATCGCTCCGGCCGTACTGGTAGAGCAAGATATCGCGAAGTTAAAAGTCTGCCTCATAAATGAATCGATATTGTTGGCGAAATCATTGCTAATTATTGCCTCGATTGTTTCTTCGATGCTTGCCTCTGATGGTATCGAATACATCCATTTATCATCGAAAAGGGAATACATATTCCCACAAGAAACAGAACGATTATCTTCGTCCAGCGCATTAATAACTCCAGTAAATAATACATTTCCGTTGTCCTCATAGACGACCATAATGTCGCCAATTTCTACCAGCTCCGGAACGCTGTCCAGTGTGAAATCGCTTAAAGGCTTCGCTAGAAGGTCGTCCTTAATTCGATAGCTGATGACGATGCTCTGACCTACCGAACTATCAGCTATCCCTCTTCTTTTCTTGAAAAAAGCTCTAATCATATAGTGATATATCTCTCATTCCAAGTGATTCGAATCGTACCGGCGAAGTTTAAGCCAAGCGTAAACGCCATTTTACTAGCGCCGACCTTAAGCTTCATAAATGTCAGAGCTGTATTATCGTCTAAATAAGTAAGGTCTTGGTAATTGTATGGGTCTGTTAGCTCGACTCCTCCCTGCACCAACGAAATAGACTCATTGAGCTCATCGCTATTGATTTTGACAGAGTCGAATGTGCCAATAAAACGAGCTTGGCCATATCGCTCATTATTAGCGTCATACAGCGTAATTATTGGATTTGTAGTACTTCCATCTATCTCGATAGTAAAAGGCGCTTCATAAAAGCCATTATTTGAAATAGTGACCTCAGAAAGACTCTTCGAGCCGTAAGAGTATGGTCTAGACAAAGGATATTTTTTTCCGCTACCTTCGTCATCATTGCCGACATCTAAGATGTTGGTCCTTGAATTTCGCCAAAAGTCTAACGGAGACAGAACTAAATCACACTCCAGTACATTATCCTCATTGACCTCTGTTTTATCCAAACTCGAAAGAATAACATCACACCAAAATTCCTCGAATGTGTTTGGAGTTACATATATCAGTTTTAAAGGCTTACGACTAAGAAACCGGACGAAATCTTGATACGCTTGATATACCTCTGCAGTATTGCCCTTGAAGACGATGCTAAGCCTTTTATCAATTAGCTCGTAATGTGAGTCTGTGATTTTCTTAGACTCGCCCAAAAGAATCGACTCGAAAGTCTGCTCTGCACCCAATCCTGCCGGATTTCTTCCTAGAACATTCCTCTCCTGCAAGGAGTATCGATTGCCCAGTGAGTTCTCAATGTAGAATTTTCTTATCATGCAAAGACTCTCCTTCCTAAATCGATAGAAACATCGTTGACTATCCTTCTAGATAGCTCATCGACCTGCTCCTCTGTCAGATTGCCATTGGTGTTGATAGTAATCTGATGGATAAATTGATAATTGCCGACCTTTGTATTTACATTTGGATTCATGCTGGTCTTCACATTTGCTGATAAATCAGAAAGAGCATTCTTCATATCTTTCTCGACTTCCGGCATCTCTTTCTCGAAACCTAAGCCGATACCTTCAGCCATGTAGATACCTACTTCATCGGCCATGACTTTACTAGGAGACGATATCCTAAAGAATCTCTTAATGCCTCCAACGATGTTATCACACCACTCGCCAATTCTATCCATTAGCCAAGAGGATGCTGACTTTATGCCGTTCCATAATCCTTTGACAATATCAACACCAGCCTTTAATAAGTTAGGAATGGCGTTAATAGTTCCTTGAATTAATGCACCGACCAAATTCAGACCGGTCTCGACAATACTAGGGAAATTGTTAGCGATTCCACTGATTACATTAGAGATTAAAACAGAGACATTCTCCATCAGACTAGGCAATGACTGAATGAATCCCTCACCCAGCTTCAAAATCATCTCGATGCCCTTAGTCGCAAACTCTTCAGCATGTTCAGATAAGTAGAGAATTAAACTATTCACTCCATTACTAAATACTTCGATTAAGCTCGGCAGAGTTTCCTCGATTCGCGTTACGAACTCGGCAAGCATTCCGCTAAGACCTCCCTCTTGGAAAGCTTGAGCTAAACCAAAAATAAACTCGTTCAACCCTTGCCCTACTTGTGTAAGGATAGGAGCAAATTGAGAGCCTAGAATCATTCCTCCCTGCTTGATGCTGGCCTTGAATATATCAAACTGGTCATTTACGCCATTCAATGAATCGAGCATATCTTGAGAAAGAATAAGACCGAACTTCTCGGCCTGCTCCCCATATTTTTCTAGGTCTTCAGCTCCTCCTAAAATCAGAGGATTAAGTTCCATCGCTGACTTACCGAAAATCTGCATCGCTAATGCGTCTCTTTGAGTCTCGTCTGATATCTCACCTAATGCTTTAATCGTTTCCGTAAAGACTTCATTTCGGCTCTTAAAGTTACCCTCTGAGTCTGTGATACTAACTCCTAACTGATTGAAAGCTTCTGCTGTCGCACCAGTTCCGGACTGAGCCGAATCCATTGCTTTAGTCAGCTTTGTCATCGAGCCGGTCAGAGTACTCATATCTACATCAATCAAAGCAGATGCGTAGGAGAATTTTTGGAGCTCTTCGGTAGTGATTCCGTAGACCTTAGCCATTGTATTTAAATCGTCAGCTTGAGCTCCAGCGTCCAGCGTTATCTTAGCGATAGCTGTACCTATTCCGGCCATAGCTGTAGCGCTGGCCATTATTGTAGTCGTTAGAACCTTAAAGCTGGTAACTAATCCACCTCCAAGCATTGAACCCAAAGCGCTACCTACCGATTGAAAGCTTAAGGTCTGAGCATTTAAATCTTTCAGTTTTTTATCGGTCTGTGCTATTTCCTTCTGAAGCTCGATATATCCGGCTGAAGTCTTCTCCACACCGCTAGCCTCTGCCTGTTTTAAAGCTTCGTTAAGGACTCTCTGCTTTTGTTCTGTTTCTTCGATTTCTTGTCTGACAAGTTTCTGACGAGTCGCCCAGTTCTTCAGCCCAGCCGTCTTGTCGATTTTCGCAATAGAATCGAGCTGTCGCAAAGCGTAATCCGTCTCTTTTATTGGTTTATCGACATCCTTCAGAGCTTTCGCTAATCCGGAACTATCTCCATTAATTTCAATAGTAATACCTTGAAATTTTGCCATGATTCCTCCTCCTTTTTTAAATGACCGAAATACTTAAAAAAAGAGAGGAATCCCTCTCTTATTATTGCGCTTCGTATACAGCTTCGAAGAAGCTAGCGAACTGCTGTGTATTTGTGGCGTTTTCGGTCATGCCGATTTTAACCCGATTATCGCTTAATCTAGGCATTACTGACAGGTCAAGTGTATCAGTATTTGGCTCGATAGTTTCGGTCTTCGTATCGGCTGTAATTGACGGACGCGAGCAGGTACAACGATAGAGCCACATCTTTCTGTTTTTATCGTCTCCTTGAATTTGGAAACCTAATGCGAACTCTTTCGGCGTAACTGAAGCATCTTCGTAAATAGCTCCGTTTGTATCAGCGACTTCTCCCAGTACGGCCGTCTTAAAATCATCGGTAATCATAGCGATTTCCAATGAACCGGTATAGCCTTGATTGGCGAAAGTACTAAAATAGGAAATATTATCGGCATAAAAATCAGTTTGGTCTCCACTGGCGTCAAGGCTCAGATTGACAGCGCCCGGCAATGCGATAGGAGTTCCGTAAGTGATTTCGCCATTATTTCCGTAGCTAATCACCGAGTAGACCACATTGTTCAAGCCGAATTTTACTTTATTGGCCATGTTCTCCTCCTTTTAAAAATTGTAAATTGTTTGATAAAACCTTTCAGATTCGATATATGTCATCGTCTTTGTAAAAGGTAAATCATTATCGTTAAGTATCCGCTCAATTGATTGCTCTAAATCAAAATCGCGATACTCTGTGCATAGCGTCAGCTCGTAATTATTATCGTAGAAGATGGTTCTATTATCAGCGTCAAACGGAGTCACACTTTCAGCTCGATAAGTGATGAAAGGAAGCGCTTGAGGAGTTAAAAAATGGTCATATGCCACCGGTACATTTAAAGTGCTTAAAATTGAATAAAGCTCTGCCTCTGTCATATTTCTTTCAGTTTTTCCTCCGTTAATTTTAGTATTTCCTTATCTAAAACATCCCTAGTCGGCTCGATATGTGGGAAAGCTCTCGTCTTTCCAGTTCCGTTCCGTTTCATGTGGCCCTCTTCTAATAAATGAGTAAGCTGGTAATCGGTTTTATTGTGAATTGTCTCAGAGTTCTTATACTTGCCTCTTTTTGCCGGCGAAGTCGTCCAGCCTTTCGAATATCCTTTTTTACGCCGATTTACATACGAAGGTAATTTCGCATATTTTTGCGTTTTTAAAGCTTTAACTCCATCCTTAGCTGTTTCTTTGACGGCACTTTTAAGCGCTTCATTCACATCGGTCTGATATTTGCCGAGTATATTATTCAGCTCGGTAATGCTATTCCTTGCCATATTTTTCTCCGCAAATAAGGACCATATAAAAGCCGTCTCTGTCAATAGTTCTGATTACTGCTAACTTTTCGCCGTTATAGGAAACATATGGCTGATTATTGTAATCCTTTTTAAAGATTTCGAACTCAGCTTCTACTTTCCACCCGCTAAGGTCCGCAGTATAGTACTCTTTAACACCGACATTCTGCTTCCGGACATATACCTGCGTACTTATTTCGTTCTCGATAATATTACCAATATTATCCTTGCTATGCGTTACTGAGATTAATTCTATGGATGTAGTGTACTTCATACTACCTCCACATAGCTAGTATTTTTCCTAATTTGGTCGCACTTAATACGATATACATCGAAGTACATCGCAGAGTTATCTGTGTCAAGATTTGCCATGACATAACTGAAAAGCGCAGAATATACTAGCCTATCGGTTTCTACTACAAGCTCGGCAGGTATGCCTTGAGCTTGCATATCCGTCTTGGCAGAGTCGATAAAATTATCGATAATCTCATCGAATCCTGTTGTATTGATGCCCATAAATAGCTTGATATCGTCTCTTAACATACCTGCCTCCTTTTTAGAAATTATTCACCCTCTGCTTCAGCGATAGCGAATGCGTTTGGTTTAGGTTTTCCGTCAACCTTCATGTAAGCTGATACGATTCTTCTTCTAGTCTTAAGGTCATCACCGAACATGATTTCCATAGGATGATTGAAATTGACAATATAATCAGATGGGTCACCAATTAAAGCCACTCCATCCGGCATATATGGGTCTACTTCGAACTGGAATAACGGATTAGTAGGTAATCCTGCAAGGAATGGATAATTGTTAGCACCATCCTTATATCCGTAAATAGCGGTAGCTACATCTTTGGCAAGATATACCTTGATATTCTTAGAAGCGGTATCAAGACTGGCATATGCTCCCATAATTGCGTCAATGATGGTAGCTCCGGTAACTGCAGTTAATCCTTGAGTCGCGCCGGTAGGTCTGCCGTTGCCATCGCCGGATAAGATAGCGGTAGCAAGTTCTGAATACATTGCACCAGCGACTTCTCTAACGATATAGTCGATGAATGAATCGACTGCCATGTCTAAAACATTCCAAGTGATTTCTACATATTTAGTAAGGTCGAAAGCACCAAGCTGAATCTGAGTAAATTCAATACCTTCGTTTACATTGGCATCGGTTTCACCTCTCCATAATGCGCCATCGCTTGATGCCATAGTAGGCAGATTAACGACTCCCTTGACTTCCAGCTTAGTGACATCTCTTAAGAACGGAGAAGTCTGTTCAAGAACTTTCATCAGTTCCTCTCTGACAGATGTAGGGATAAACAGACCGGCATTGTTAATGCCCTGCGCGTTTGCGGTAGATGCTACGAATGTGGTCGCAGTAGTAGTCACTGCATCACCTACTGCTCTCTCTTCTTCTGTGATATCGGTACGGCCCATTAAAGTCTTAGCCCAGTAATTGCGATATTCCTCAGAAGCTAATAATTCTTTTCTAGTTTTCACTTCTTTAATTTCCTCCTTTTTAATTTCTTCACCTTTAACTAAACCCTCGTTTAATTTTTCGGCTGTTGCTCTTCGCTCTTCTGCTTCGGTTTCGAGCTTTTTAACTTCGGCGAGCTTACGCTCTTCCTCTTCAATCTCTTCGGCTTTCTTCATTTCCACCTTGAGATTCTCGTATTCCTCATTTAAGGACCTTACATCGAGCTCATCGTCACTTTGCAGAAGGCTTTTAATCTCTTCGATTCTGTTTTTAATTTCTTCTTTAGTCATTAGACCTCCTGTCTGATTGTTCACCCTCTCGGCTATCCTTCAGAACCCTCTCGGCTCTTAGGAATCAATCTATAATAAAATCGCAGTTAAGCGATTCTATTAAGTAATTCTTCTTTTTCAATCCTGTTCAATAGCTTTCGCTTTGATTCAGCATTCTTTTTGTGCGCGTATTCCTTCGCTGTTTCGACATTGCGAGCATAAACTTCGGTATCGTCATAATATGGGACATTAACGACCGCGATATCGAAAAGCTTATCAATTTTCAAAATGGTCCGGAGCTGTTCTTCTTCATTCCATAGTTCTTCCTCGCATGTGAATGCAAATGAGCACTTATCCAGTAATCCGCTCTTAACGGCTTCATAGACATCTTTGTTTGACTGAGTAGGAATCAGATGAGCTGTAAATTTAAGACCAATATCATCCACCTCCAGCTCTAGCGATTTGTTTCTAGTTCTAGCCATCAGCAGATAGGTATCTTCATGGTTATAGCGCATAACGACATCGCTCATGTCTGCCTCATCTAAGCATCCTCTTGCCAATACTTCGGTCATGCCGTAGTGAGTCGCTGGGCTCTCGAATTTAAGAGCATATCCTTCGATAATCATTTCATCCTCTAGAGCTCTGACCTCTAACGGCATACTTCTAAGTTCTTTCATTGTTCTCCTCCTTGTACTTGATTCGCAATACTGGAATCGATTTTGTTTAAATCCTGTAAAATCTTGTCGCCGTCATCGACCGGAGCAAGATTGAAGACTTCCCTCATCTCGTTGATGGTTACATAGTTCTGCATCTGAGATGCAAAAGCAATCTTCGAGCTGATTGAAGCATATTGCAGTCTGTTTGATTCGAAGATGATTTCGTTTCCTCTATCACGCTCTGCTACAGAAAACAGCTTATTAGTGAACTCCATGCCCATCTCGATAGCTATAGGCTCGATTACCGACTCATAAAAAGCATTCCATTGGTCCTCTGTATATTTAGATTGGAGGACTTCCTGCGATATGCCGAAATAATTCAGCACCTTATTATCGACTGATTCGACCTGCTTATCTGTGGCGGTCTGAGGGTCAATCTTAACCGGTATGAAGTCCATCGTAGCATCCAGCGAAGCGATACCAGTTCCATCTTGAGAAGTGATAAAATCGCTCACAAATGCATCGCGCATCGCTTTAACATCTTCCCTTTTAAGCATTGCCTTTGTCGATTTAAGCAAGCCCTTAATCGATTGAGTCGATTTAATAGCGCCGATGATTCCTTCATCGATAATGTGCTTCAAGGACATCACTTTTGTGATAGGCTCGTTTGAGTCGCCGAGAATGTCGTTCTCGCAAAAGAATTTCCTAAGATGAATCACATCATCCTTTAACGAAGCTGTGTATACTTTGCCACTTCTAAACTCAAATTGAATATAGATGTTATTTCGATACTCAACGAGCTTATAATGATGCGAATCGATTGGATATAAGCCACTAGGAAGGCCATTCTCATCGCGCTGGATATATATGAATGCGTTATTATTAAGCTCTCTTAAAGAGATTATTTTGTAATAAAAATCGTAGGCATTCATTAACTCGTTCGGCTGTTTGCCGATAAGTCTAGCGATGCGGTTATCCAGTACTTGAAAATTTCCATTCTTAGCTCTGATATGCTTAGGGTTTAGCTTCGCGCCGTTTCTCGCTATGGCATCGATGCACGCCCTAATCTCAGCAGACTTATAGAGCTTTCCGTCATAGTTAGTGAACTGATACGGATGGGAATCTAAAAATTCCAAATTAGTTCCATATCTTACGCTCTCATTGGTTTTAAAAATTTTGGAAAATAATCCCATTTTTTATCCTCCCATCATATTGCGATAGTCCTCTTGATGATTCATAAGAACAACATAGGCATCGATTAAACTAACAGCTCCATCGATTCTCTGAGTCTGATGAATCTTTACCGGTCTGATGTTTTCATTTTCGTCTGACTTAACGGCGATATTAGAAAGACACCATTTTAAGACCGGATTATTATTGTAATTAACGAGCTTGTCCTTTAAATCGGCTTTAAGCTGTTTCATTGGACTTGACATAGTTTTAGCACCCTGCCGTACTTCGACCATATCGAAGCCGTAGCTGGTCATCTCATCCTTCCAATAATTAGCATTCCATGAGTCATAACCAACCCATAGAGGCCTTATATTATGTTTTTCGACTTGTTTGATAAACCAGTCGGTAACATCTGAATAATTTACCTTAGAACCATCGCATATCTTTAACCATCCCAATTTTGACCACTTATCATATGGTATTTTGTCCTCGTTCACGCGATAGTCTAAGTTAGAGCTCGGCATAAAGTACATCTGTTTAACGAAGACCTTGCTCTGTTTCTGCACTAATAAAGTCGCACAACATAAATCGATTGTGCTCGATAAATCGCATCCGGCAACGGCATAGCAGTCATCCATTTCATCGGTAAATGTTTCAGTATTATTGAGCTCTTCGTATGAAAGCCATGACTGAGTCAATGTCTGACGGACATTAAAGTCTTTACATAATAAATTAGATATTTTGATATTGTCATTTTTGGCTTTATTGACAACATCCCTCATATAGTCCATCGACTTCGACACATTCAGATTAGGATTAGCTTTGTACCAGCATTCTTCGTCCTTCCATTCGCTTGGGTCATCCAGCTCATAGATGACCGGCAGAATATAATTGTCCTCGATGCCTCCCTCTTGACCGAGATAGCCCTTTATGATTCGCTCGCAGTAATCATATTCTTGGTCGAAGACCTTGCCTCTGATTGAGCCCATAGTACTAAGCTCAAACAGGAGAGGCTGTTCTCTTGCGGACATGCCGTCCTCCATCATCGAAAGAAGCTCCATATCTTCCCACGCCCATACTTCATCCGCAAGCGTAAAATACGGAGATTTTCCATCTAGATTCTTGGCCTCGCTGGAAAGAGGAGCAAATACTCCCTCCTTCCTGTCGTAGTAGATGCCGGAGATGGTCTGCCTTAGCCGGTTATTCAGCACTGGAGATTTAGCTACCATGTGTTTAGCTTCGGTCCAGCATATTTTTGCTTGGTCCTTAACTTTAGCAACGGAGTAAACCTCAGAACCTCCTTCGCCGTCTGCCATCAGACCATAAAGGCCTAGACATGAGCCTAGTGTAGTCTTGCCGTTTTTCTTGGCAACGAATAGGACGGCCTTCCTGTATCGTCTTAGTCCGGTCTCTTGGTCTACGAATCCAAAGACCGACTCGATAAAGGCCTTCTGCCATAATTCGAGCTTTATCGAATTATTGGACCATTTGCCTTTTGAATGCTTGCAGAACCTTTCGATAAACTCGATAGGCTTCTGAGCTTTTTGATAATCGAAAATAAAAGTCCGTTTTTCAATATCTCCGGACTCATCAATATATTCGCTAATAAAAGGATGGTGCACATCGTAAACCATCCTCCTATAAGTCGCTAGTATTTTCTTATTTGCTTTTTTGGGATTAGCCTCTAAGTAATCAAGATATTTCTCAATATTTGTTTTCAAATGAGTCGAACTCATCTTCGAAATCTATCCTCTTACCTATTAGTTCGTTTAATTGTTTGAGAGCCGTCTGATAGTTCTTAAACATGTTGTTATATGTTTTTACTTCGGTCCGGTCTTTATAGCCATATTGATTCGCGCCATTCATATATGACTCTTTAACGCCGTTTTTAGCAATATCATCAGCTAAATGCTCCAGTGTAGCAGACATAAATGCAATGTTATGCACTAAATCCTTATTCACTTCGGCCTGTTCTTTACTCAAACCGGATAGACTCTTCATGATAATCTTTTCTTTTTTCTTGATTTCTTCGCTAAGCCCAGCAAATTCTCCCTTTTTTTCGTTTTCCATGTCTTTTTTTTGCTTTTTTGCCAAATCTACACCCCTCACGCATGACCTTCGCAATCTTCTAGAG